ATGGCTTTATTAATTTCGTCATAGGCAGTGAAGTAATCAGATCCTGCCTTCGCTGCAAGGAGAACCGCACTGGCCAGGCCACCAATCGCAACGCGCGCAGGCGTCAACATCGAAAGCATCGCTTTCAGAGCATTGCTGACACCGCCAAATGAGTCGCGCAACTGACCGCCCTGCTGAATGGCAACCATGTATACAGGCATGCCGGATGCCAAGGAAGTCACAATATCCGTCATCTGCATTGGCAGATAGCGCATGGCATTACGATACTGCCCGGCGCTAATAGAACCCGCCTTCCAGGCGTTTTCCTGCTCTTTTAGCTTAGTGATCATCGGAGCAGCCTGGTCCGAAACACCAAGCTGTGCGGCTTTCAACTCAAGCAGTTCGGCACGGGTTTTACCAATCGCCGCGGTTTGGTTTTCCAGTGAGGAAATGAATGTTTTCGCCGAAGCCGCAGCACGTTGTGCCGCCTGAGCCTGTTCAAGACGGGCCCGACCTTCTGCTGTCTCAGACTCCATTACCTGTGCTAATTTAGCGCGGGTTGTCTCCAGCACGCTGTTGTAGCGTGTAAAATCTTCATCATCCACCAGCCCTTTACCGCGGAATTTAGACAGGCTTTCCTGAATGGTATCGAGTTCATCCAGCGCTTTGTTAACCGGGCTGATTTTATTGAGCAGGCTCTGGAGCTCCTGACGCTGCTGCTTCAGGCTCTCGGTATTTTTCTTCTGGTTATCAATACCGGTTCGAAACGTACTGTTTAAATCGTCCGCTTTCTCCGCCGCCCCTGTAGCCTTTCGCTGGAAACGGTCCAGTTCTTGGTTACCGCGCTCCAGTTCGCCGGTATTCACGCGCAGAGAAATAGTGGCGATGTCGTTGCTCATCCAGCCCCCTCTTTATGCATTATTTTAAGCGCGGTTCGCTCCATTATTTGAAGATCGGAAAGTGCGGTTGCCTCGTCGTCGACGTTCTGGAGTCGCATTACCCAGGGCAGAACGTTGTAATCAAGCCCGGTTGCGCCCCCCATGCCAGTACGCCACTGCGTGCTGACCGACTGAAAAACACGGAACGCAGGCCATACATCGGGCCAGACATCCACATATTTATCGTCGTAATCGTCCGGCGTGAGCCCATATGGGGCAAGGTCTTCCGCTGTGGGATCAGGCGTATAAAACGCCGAGGCAACCGCAATCAGTTTTTTTCACGCTGGCCCAGCAGTTCGCGATAGTAGGTCTCGGTGATAGCCTTCATGGCTGCCGGGTAGTTCTCGAGGAGTTCAGCCAGGTTATCGGCATTAAATTTATCTGGCAGCGCCCAGCCACTGATGATTTCCAGCAGGAAATCGGTGGCAGTTTTTCCTTCAAGTTTTTCGAGATCTGCAAGTACTTTTAGCGGCTTATGGTTGAACGTAAAGGTCAACACGCCATCTTCATCACCGGCGCGCGGGATCGTAACGTTAGCCTTGAAAGTGGGTTTTGGCTGGAGAGTGAATTTGGTGGCCATCATTACCTCTTTGCGAAAAAGCCTCCATACAGGAGGCTTTAATTGTTGTTATTCTCGACTTACGCCGCGGTATCGGTGACTCTGTAAAAGGTCATGGCTGGCGATTGCAGATTCAGCACAACACTTACTGTTTCGACTTCGTTCACAGCTGTGGTCGGTGTGTCGTCGAAAGACGCCGTAGCCGCCCAGTAGCGGTTCTCTTTCGCCTTCGGCACGTACATGTACGCAGCCACAGTCTCTTCGTCTTCATCCAACTGGCGCAGCAGCGGATAGACCGGCAGAGTGGAGTCGTGAGCGATCGAGTAAGTCTGAGAAACCGCGGATTTATAAGTATTCAGGTTTCGCTGGCGATCATCGCTGAGGAACTGAATTTGTGTGGTGTTCTGATCGCCACCCGATTTCGATACCTCAGCGATTTGCGGAAGCTCTGTCCATTCTTCAATCTTGCGAATAGAGCCGGAGCCACCGCCCGCAGCATACTTATTCTTATTTGTGGTATTGATGTTGCGAAGGGTGACAGCATTCTCCGTAATCGCGTCGATTTTCGCGATAACGTTATCAATACCCGACCAGTTGCAGCTCACGTGAACAATATCGCCAACCGCGATTTCGTTCGCGGCGCTGAGGGTGATCACCGTGTGTTCTGCATTCGTCGCCCCGGAGAAGGAAATGGCGGAGCCATAGCCCGACGCAAGATAGACGTGTGCGCCGTTAGGAAGAGCGAAGCCCATAATGGTTACTCCTGTTAAAAAGAAAACCGGCACAGTGGCCGATGGTTTTGAAGGGTGGTCAGTTAATAATGTCGGCCCGATAGTTCAGGCTAACGGGGATTGTGTAGGAAACTGCTGTCGGGATACCCCGAAAGATTGCGGGCGTGCTGGTGATCCAGCAGGTAAAGCCATCGCCCTGGATATCCTGCCCTTCTGGAAATAACGTAGCAACCTGGCGCGCCAGTGCTACAGCATCCGAGCGCCCGGTTCCGGCGTGAGCAACAACATTTACCTGGTACACTCCGGAATAAACCCGGCAATTCAGGCCAAGATCCAGAGTCCTGGGCGTTGCGGGCATATCGTGAATCGCAAGATAAATTCCGGTTGCCGGCGGTGTGAATTCGATATTTTCCCACGCGACGGTAATGTTCGCTGCATCTGCCCATTTTCCGAGCCTGGCGGCAATTGCCGACGCAATATCAGGAATCACTTCGGCACCTCCCTGACAGCCTCTTCAAAGAAGCGCTGGAATTCTGCTGCGGTGATCCGCACCATACCTCCGGGTGCCTGTGTGGAGTGGCCCATCTCAAGCTGATATGCATACGGGACGTTATTGCAAAAGTAGATGGCTTTCATGCCGACCTTAAACAGTGACAGCGTATAGTTCCCTGCTGCTTTTGTAAGGTCGCCAGTCTTGTCTATTCGCCCTGTTTCGTCTGTTGTCGGTGCATCAAACGACACCTGCCAGTTACCGCGGTAACGTCCACCGGTGTAGCCTGGTGGCGCAGAAATATCCATACCATCCACCAGCCGGGATTTTTTCTTCAGTCGCCCGGTTTTGGTGAGATTATAGGGGTTTGCCCGTTGCGCCTCGTTGTGATCGTAAACAGCTTGATTATAGGAAACAGCTGTCTGGTTAACTTCCCACAACTCCGGATTGCCTACAGGCGACATCATTACCAGTTGGTTAAGTATTTTAATGCCGACAGCGCGCACCACAGCTTCTTGATCCGTTTTCGCCTTTTTAACGAAAGCCGTTATTTCAGCTACGAAAGCGGCATTCTCGCCCATGTTATGCCCTCAATTGCGCTTTGTAACAGAGCACCAGTGCACCAGGTTTTGCCGGGTTCGGTTTGACAACACGGTAGGCAGTGCCGTCAATATCGACCATATCGCCGATTTTAATTTCCTGCTCTGCCGTAAAGACGAGCTGTACATCACCATTAATGATGACCGTTCCATCTATTTCACCGGGTGCATACTCGGTCTTCACGCCCACCGCAGTGAACTCTATTGCATCAGTTTTGTGCTCTACGCCCCCAACAACTATTACTGAACCCTTGCGGGTGACGTTGTAGGACACCCCGTTCTGCCTGAGCATACGGGTTGTCCTGGCCTGCACACGTTGGTAATCAATGGCCATATCATGCCCTCTCTGCAAATGCATTGATGGCGTAACCACGGCCACCAGCGAGGTCGCTCAGTAGCGCCACGACAGCAGGATAAGACGGCGTGAATACTTCGCCATCTGCAACTGCATAGGTCATTGTGACAGCGCCTTCCACACGTTCAGTTTTCACCGCAGCTTCGCGTACGCTGGAGAGTAAATTACCGTCCATTGACTCAACTGCCAGCATGCACTGTGCGGTAATGACCTGCCGCGGGACTTCAGACGGTGGAAAGTCATGATCGTCCAGAACGACATTGACGCGTGGCCATGCAAGAGCCTGTCTCGGGTCAGCTTTAGCTCCAACCCAGCCCAACCCCTCAAGGTAATCCATGGCCTTAATCAACAAAGGTGTGAGTTTGTCAGGCAGTTCAATGCCGCGTAAAGCGGCAAACGAGGCCAGATCCTCTTCGCTGGCGTAGCTGTTGGCATCAGGAGAGGTGATATCGGTATTGATCATCGAATCATCCTGTTTATGGGGCTTTCGCCCCCATTCGTTATTCTCCGGAAGGCGCAGTGAAGGTGATCTCTTCAGTGGTTTTCGCCACTCCCTCCACAGTACCGGTTACCGTGAGGGTTCCGGCTGCGTCTGATGTGAGTTTCACCGTTGCACCACCAGCAGAGCCGGTTTGAGAACTGGCCGTACTGAGCGTGCCGCCTGTAGACGTCCACGCGACGGTTTTACCGGATACACCGGAGCCGTTCAGCGTGTATTTCAGAGAAACAGTTACCGCATCTGTGCTGTCAGCTGTTGCGGAGGATTTATCCGCTGACAGTGTTACTCCCCCACCGCGGATTCCAGTTTGATCAGCACGCCTGCCGTAGATTTGTTGCTGGTGAAGTGCTTCTTCCAGTTGCCCGTAGTGCCGATAGCGGTCAGGTCAGGGTTATCGCCTTTCGCGGTATCCCAGCTATAGCCCAGCAGATCGACGTTCACCACGCCTTCAGCACGATAGCCAACCGCAAGGTTTTCCTGATCGTTGATATCGTAGGAACGGAAGCCCGGAGCCTGAGACTCGGTGACGGTAACCGCTCCGGCTACCAGCCCGAGGATCGCATCAGCGTTCATGGTGTCGGTCACCAGTACAGGTTTACCCAGCGTGCCCGG